TTCAGTTAAATAAGATGCAACTTCATAATCAGGATTGAATGTGGGCATTTTGTTTAGGCCCGCAACTTTTTCCACACCAATCACACGACCTGCCCTATCCATTTGCGGTTGAACGAAAGACCCATCTGGCTGCTGTACTACTTCGCCAAAGGTAGGTTTTCCAAGCTGCGCCAGATCCAATGCAGTTTTTGTGTTTGCAAGATCGTTTCTGCGATTAGCAAGCTGCATCTGACGATTATTTAAAATATTGGCAATGCGATTCTGCGCTTCTTTCTCGTTAGCTAATCGTTCTGCTTTTGCTCTTTGAGCAGGGGTATAGTTGTACATGCGTTTTGGCGCATTCCGTAAAGCAATAAGATCTTGGATTGATGGCATTGTTAAACTCCAAAAAGGTCTTTGAATAAGTTTCGGTAATACTCAGAGCTATCCTCAGCTTGACCCGTTTCAAACGCGCCAAGGTTATTAAGAATATCGCCACCTGATTGTGCGAAATTAGTGTTAACGCCTGACATTGCAGAGGCAGCTTTAAATGCAGGATCAGTGAGTGAGCCTAATTTATTAAGCTCGTATGCATCTCTTGCCCTAGCTTCTGCTGCAAGTTGTGCGTTGATGTTGGCGATTTCCCCAGCCCTTGCTGATGCGATGCCAGCGGATCTATCTTGAAGCTCAGTTAACGTGCCGCCCGTGTTCAATCTGCCTCTGCCTGCTGCGGATGCTTCTACCTGTCGGCGCATTTCGTCTTGCAAGAAACGCAAGCCTGGGTCGGTTTCATCGAATGGATTAAGGCCTATATTGGAGTAGTCAACATCTGCCTTGAGTCCAGTCACGTACTCAGGTAAAAGCTCTCCAGTCTCAATAAGCTGCCCAGTCTCTTCATCGAATACTGCTCCCTCAGTTCCTGCCTCATAGAAAGGTCTGAATAAGTTGAGCGAGTTCCCGTAAATGTCTTTTTGAAAGTCGAGTTCAGCCTTAGAGGCATCAGTAAAAGCGTCTGTTGCGTAGCGATTAGCAGCAGCGTCAGCCAATGCCCCAGCAAGAAGATTGCCGCTTGATATTTCTTCAGAGGCAGCTTGACCGCTTAAAACATCTCCAAGAACATTCACCACATTGCCAACAGTCCCACCCAGGGTGTCACCTAGTGAGCTAATGGCATCGCCGATTCCTGTTGTGTCAAAAACATTGCTTACAGCGCCTTCTGAGATTGATGCGGTTGATGTGGATGGTCCAGTTGTTAAATTGCCAACCGATCCACCCGCGCCACCAGCACCGCCTGCTCCACCTGCCCCACCTGCACCCCCAGCAGAAGTGATAGCCCCCTCAGTGATCAGGTCGCTAATAACGTTTTCGATTGCACCTTCTTCAACAGTTGCGGTTGATGCTCCCGTTGTGACATTACCAACACTACCGCCTGCGCCACCTGTCACATCAAACGCGCCTTCTTCGATAGTTGCGCTACCACCAGCGCCGCCCTCAACATCAAAGGCACCTTCTTCAATCGTTTGAGTTTGATCACCAACCTCTACCGTTGACCCTGCAACATCAATATCAGTCGCGCCAATATCAACGTCTGTCTTTTGATCGCCAATCTCTACGGTCGAACTGGCATCAACTTCTGTGCTTTGATCGCCAACTGTAGCTGATGTATCACCTACTGTAGCTGATGTATCTCCAACAGTTGCCGTCTGGTCGCCAATGGTTACATCTAAAAGGTCTTTTATCTCGTTGACCAAAACTTGTTTCTGGTCTTGAGACATGCTGCCGCCGCCTCCACCACCAAGACCAAACAAACCTAGAATCGCATTTATTAAGTTGCCAGTACCGTCGTCTGCACCTTCGACAAGGCCGTCTTGTTGGAAATCCCAATTGATAGGAGTGCCTTCTGGCAAGCCACCTTCTATATCCGAAACTGGCGTGTAAATAGGACCGTTCGGCCCCATATCTACAGTGTAAATAGTCCCGTCTGGCATTCTAACCACATCACCAGATCTAAACACACCACCGTCATCAGGCGTGTCTAAAACCCACTGACCATTGCGATAAATATATCTACGGCCATTGTTGGTGTGCGTTTGACCTTCTACTGGGTTTTCAGGCCACATACCTGTGCCTCCTGTGTTTGTCCCGCTACCTGCGGGGTTGTTAGTGGTATCTGCTCCGCTGCCTGCGGGGTTTGTCACTGGGTCGTTGTTCACGCCAGTGCTAGAAGTTGATGTCACACTGCCGTCAGGGTTTACCTGAACGCCAGAGCCTGGCAATTGATCGACGTTTGTTTGCGTTTGGTTTGTGTTGGTTTGATCATAAATTACAGCGTGATCACCAGGCCTGTTATCTTCTAACCATCCCGCAAAGTCTGGCTGTCTGATGATTGATCTGAGGCTTCTGTAATCGAAGTCGCCCCATAGCACGTTGATTAGGTCATCAACTTGTTGGTTGCCGGTAAGCTCTGGGCGTTTAACCATCCCGTCTTCACCGTTCTGATTCAACTCATCAAGAACCTGCTGAATAACTTTGTTCTGCTCGTCGATAACCTGGGCATCAGTTAACGTGCCTGCGATCTCACCGATTGCGTTGGTGGGTTCGTCGCTGGTAGTACCGTCAAAGCTGCCTTGTAGGCCAAGCTCGTTCAAAAACTGCTGCGGGGTGTATTCCTTTGTTGCAGCGCTTCCAGTGAAACCGAATGAACTTAGATCAACAATAAACTTGCCCGTGGATGGGTCGAACGTTGCCGATAAGCCAAAGTCTTGTGATGCCCTGGCGTTGTTAAACCGATCAACTAATTGGTCAGATGTGAACGCGGTGTTCTCAGCGTTGAGTCTTTCTGCCTGGGCTGGTATCTCTTGGAATTGCTGCTCTGTAAATCCAAAACCCTGCGCTGCTTCCAAAGCTGGCAACGAATCATTGTCGCCAAAGATCTCTTCAAAGTAAGCTGGGATTTTCCCACCAGAAATATCAAACCCAAGCTGACTAAGGAAACCAACTTTCATGGGATTGTTGATTACCGCGTCACCGTTCAGGAGTTGCTGCTCGACTTGTGCAATGCCTAGCTTGAAGTACGCAAAAGCAAGATCATCCAGCATGTTCTGAAATTTAGCTGTTGTCTCTCTTAATACCGCCAACTGACCGCCTGGCATATTGTCCAGGTTAAACTGCTCTACACTGCCTCTATCTTCAGTGTTTGAATCGCTTGTGTTTGAGCCACTTGTGTTTGACCCACTTGAATTTGAGCCACTTGTGTTTGAGCCGGTGTTACTCCAACCAGGGTTCGCATCAAACTCTTGATTCCAATTTGGAACAGAAATAAAAAACTCACTCATACCACTACCCACTCACCAGCAGCGTCAAGGTAGATGCAACGCAAAACATCGTAGCGAAAGGCAATCGATTTCGACGATGCCCCGTCAATTGTCTCTGTTCCTTGCGTATCAACGGTGACTGCTCCTGTTCCCATGCGCTTAACCACAACCTGCTGACCGTCTGCTGGCTTTTGATGCAGGCTGACTGTAATGCTTGATCCTGAGTCAACGTCCACGACCTCATGCCCAGCGTTGCCAGTGGTTGTATAGTTTGCGGTTTGTTTAGAGTAGAAAGGTTTGATTAGGGTGTGATGATCGATTACTACTTGGCGAAGCTGCTCTGCTTCCAGGTTGACAGTGATCACGTTTGGATCACGCAGTCTTCTTGTTGTCATTTTCTAATAAGCTCGTTGATGGCCTTCCATGCCTCGACCATTTTGCTTTCCAAAACTTCCAAACGATTTAAGATGCGACCGATCGTAAGAACCAAGATGAATAACCCTGCTGCTATCGGCCAGCCGCTTACAATGATTTCCCAGGTTTCCATTTGGCCGTTATCCATTCTTGTTGCACTGGCCGGTTTCAATTTCTAGCTCGTTTATTTTTGTTCTCAACTCTCTAACTTCTAAAGTCTGTTCTTCCAAAGCCATGATCTTGGCATTCTGGATTAGGTCATCAGGCAATGCGCCCCTAAGTCCGAGCGGCCATTCTCGAACAAACGCGGCGTTCTCTCTGATGGTCATGTCCTGTATAGATTGACCATGTTCTAGGGTAGTTATGCGACTGTTCAACGTCACATAGGCTGCGGTAGCTATAACCAAAGCACCACCTAGCCCAATCAGATTGCGAAGCGGGACAGTGACTTTTGTGTCGTCGCTTATCTCAGCCATTGCGATTAACTATCTTTTGAACCGTTTCGCTTTCCCAAATTCTAAGAGACAACCAGATGATGGTGAACAGAGATGCTACCGATGGGAGCCAACCAGCCAGGGTGGCGACAGTGCCTCCGACTGCCAGACTATCCACTACTGTTTTGGCTTCCTCTTGCATCACTTGTTCTTCGCGTTGCCGAAATTAATCGCTAGTGCGTTGACTACTGGTAAAAGATATTTAGCAACAAAAGCATCATCTTTCTTGCTGGGCGTGGCTGCACTTATTGCAGATGCAAGGGTTACAACAGCGGTTATTATGTTGAAGGCTGATAATAGGAAGTCCATTACCAAGGTACGCCTAAAGATTGAGATGCTGCACGATCAATTTGACCTTGAACTTTTGCAGTACGATCAGCTTCTATGCGAGCCTTAGCTTCTTCAGGCGTTTCGTCGCCCTCAACCAGACTTGCATACACCCAACCCAGCACATCGGCTTCAGTAAGGTCTGCGTAAGGAATAAAATCCGACGAAGATGCGTCATATTCACAACGCAGCTTGCCGCCTTCACTGGCGCTATAAGTGCCGTCAGATGAAACCATCGACCAGTAAATTAAAAAGACACCACCATCGGAGTCCTTGCGCTGCATGTCATTTACTGACCATGTGTTTGTAATTGCCATTTAGATTCTCCTTTAATGACTGTTTATCAACCGCAATAAAGCACACAAGACACTAATTTTACGCCCGTGTTGCTATTTCCTATTGTGACTTTCCCGATTGTTTTACTTCGGATAATGTCGTCTGTTTGCACTTTTGCTGTGCCGTCTCCATTTGACTCAAGCAGATCGCCCCCAGCGCAAGCTCCGGTGACTTTAATAGACCCAATACCGACAGAAATCACATTGACTTTTCCTTCGTCGGTAAAATCATCTACCACCCCGTAGACTCTTGCGTCACCAACGGTGTCAGACATTTTTACTTTTGCGTGATCTGCGCGAGTTTGACCTTGTCTTGGTCCTGAAAGGTATTCATCCAGCTCATCGATAGTAGAAACAACTGTGCCTTTTGCAGTCGTTGTTGCAATACCAGAGCTTTCATGTCGTCCCGCAAAACCATTGTACGAGACAGTGCTGCCTGAAACGGAAATATTGCCCTCGGCGGAGGTGTCTTGATAAAAATTAATTAAATTGCCGTCGGAACTTAATCTGTTTATCCGAAGAGGGTCAGTGCTGCCATTGCCAGTAAATTCTGCATTGCCCGTATTGTGAGCAAAGTAAAACCCAGTATCTGAAAGTGAGCCTGTATTTTTTCCAATGTAAGTTACGGCTGCGCCAGAATCGACAAAGATGGCATTAGTATTAGTGTCAGACTCAACTCGGAAGTCTTGGTCTACACCTCCGTTATTGAATACCACTTCGTCTCTATCAAACTCTGCCATTTCGCGCCAAGAAATTACATCTCCGGCTGTGCCGCTAGCCGCACTGTAAAAGTGAATTGAGCCGCCCTGTGAGTTGTAATAAATCTGATTAGCCTGACGGTCAGTGTGCTTGAATTTGTCACCCGCAGTTGTTGTATAGAATGTTGTACCTGTTCTGAGGCCACCCGCCCAGTAGTTAGTACCCGCCCAAATCGTTCCATCGTAGCTCATGTCAAAGGCAGAGCCTTGTTGGTGGTCAAAAACACTGCTAGTGCCAATGCCTATACCGTTAAGTCCAGCATCAACAAAGAACATATGATCGTTGCTGTCAGACTCAACGCGGAAGTCAGCGTCTACACCACCTTCGTTAAAGGTAGTACCGCCAGTTTCATCAAAAGTAACATTGGTAGTTCCACCACTGGCACCATTCGCACGATTACTTCCAATGGTTAATATCCTACCTGTTTGGTCATTATTTGAGTCAAAGTTAATAGCACCGCTTTGCATGAAATCTATTGATTGAGCAACGTCATTTAACTGTAACGCTCCTGTGACAACTTTAAGGTTTCCTGAAGAATCAAGTAGCAGGTCATCTCGCGAACTATTATTAGAAATTGCAAGGGCATCATTTACATGCGTGATATAAGTTCTTGTGGTACTGTCAACATCTTCTAATATTAAAGCGGAAGTAGCATAAGTATTACCGGCTGACTTAATTGTTAAAGCGCCTTCTGCAGGCACTACACCTATACCTACCTTATTATTACCACCATCCACAAACAGCATATTAGCGTTGCCATCAGACTCAACGCGGAAATCGCTAGATGTACTGCCTTCGTTAAATACCACTTCATCAGCAGAAGCTGCTTGAATCTTTATTGACCTAGTACCGTTGATGTACAGTGTTCCTGTGTTTTGTACACCAGCCGTAGTATCTACCGTTAAATCCGCTAAAGAGTTTGTGCCATTCGTAAAAACTAAAGTTCCTGCATCTGCACCATTAGACGCAGTAGAGCCAATGTTTAGCCTGCCTCTGTTAGCTGTACCAATAATACCTACATAGGTTCTTGCGGCAGTGCCGTCGCCTGTAACGTCACCGTCAGAAACACCAATCCCGACGGAGCCTGATGACGTGATGGTCATTCTTGGCCCAGCCGCTATGGTGTCTGTGCCGCTGTTGTCTTGGGTAAAGAATTTTATATTTGTTGCGTAGTAGTTAGATGAACCTGTGTCCCAATTCGCTGCTGCGTCAAATAAAATCTTTGCGCCTTGATATGGCGCAGAGCCGCCTGAGTCACTACCTTCAGCGCTGATGACTGCAAGGTCATCCCCAGAAACGATTGAAACATCCGTGTGCCAAAGTGATAAATCAGCAGGCGTGTTGTTAACTCCAGCACTTTTAATTATTGCATCACCATCAACAGTCAAACCATCAGCAGTCACTGTGCCGGTTACGTCTACGTTGCCACCAAAAGTAGCACCAACATTAAACGTAGCCGCACCTGCTGCTGACATATCAAGGGTAAGGGCTGTAAAATTACCACCGCCATCGCTATCGTTGCCTTGAAAATAAATATCTTTATCAGCGATTAAATTGCGTATGTTCAAATCAGAGCTATTCGTGGACAGCAAAACAACATCAGTTCCACCGTCTGCTAGATATATATTTGAAGAATCAGCATCCAATTTAATATCAGCAGCAACGTCTATGGTGAGACTTCCAGAAGACAGATCAATCTCTGTACCATCAATTGTGATGTTGTCTACACTTATACCAGCGTCGGCAGTGACTGCTCCTCCAAAAGTGGCCGCACCAGAGTTCGACATGTCAAAAGTTGCAGCGGTAACTGTGCCGCCAGAGTCGGTGCCTTGAATGATTACGTCGCCATCGACTACTGAAGATTTTAGGATTAGGTTGTTGACTGCTTTTGAAATAAGACCGTACTGTGTTCCACCATCTTTGAAGGCAACCTGACCGTCAGTTTCAGCGTCAAGAGTTATTGTGCCGCCGCTATCAATCTGCACTGTTGTGTCTGCAACAATGTCTAACTGACCGTCTGCGCTTGAGTTGACGTAGATCGCAGCATCACGGAATTGAACCTTCTGAGTTGTATCAACAGCAATGTCGTTTGAGCCGGTAGTGTTACCTGCCGCAAGCACCTCAGACAGCGTGTCAAAAGACCCAACCTGGGAATCAACATACGCCTTGATGCTTTCTGAGGTTGCAAGTGTAGTGGCAGAGGCTCCATCAAAATCGTCTGCATCAAGCACCGCTGTGCCGCTAACCCCCGTGTTAAAAACAGGTGAAGTCAGGGTCTTGTTTGTTAGCGTGTCTGTTGTGGCCAGGCCAACCAAAGTGTCAGTAGCGTTTGGAAGTGTGATTATGCGATCAGCAGTCGGATCTGTGACCGTCAGTGTAGTTTCATGGGCATCAGCCGTTGCGCCCTCGAAAACAATTGAGGCATCAGAAAGCGTTAACCCAGAAGCAATTGGGGACGTTAAAGTTTTGTTAGTCAGGGTGTCTGTTGTAGCTCGACCTACAAGCGTATCGGTTGCATCTGGCAGTGTGATGGTTCTATCCGCAGTTGGGTCAGTAACCGTTAGCGTGGTTTCGTAATCGTTAGCGGTGGCACCTTCAAAGATAATAGAAGCATCAGACAGTGTTAGCCCTGAAACGGTTGGAGTGGTCAGGGTCTTGTTGGTAAGAGTTTGAGTGTGTGCTGCAAACACAAAGGTATCGTCGCCGGTCAGCAAAGGCAGCGTTATCGTTCTATCTGCCGCCAGGTCAGATCCAGCGAATATATACTGGTGATCTGCCGCTGAGTCGTTGATTTGAGGGGTGGTGAGAATCGGGGACGTAAGGGTCTTATTCGTTAATGTTTGGGCGCTGGCAGTGGTTACGGCCTCATACCATGTTCCCAGGCTGCCCCCGTCATCCCGATTCCACCACAAACCGTTTGATTCTGTTATTGCTATTTGACCGTATCGGATTTCACCCGTTGCTGCTGTATCTCGTACCGCAGAAATTAAAACAGCGCGATCAGTTGAAGGTGCGTTAGCACTGGAGCCTTGCAGTGAGTAGAAGCCGCTCTTCTTGAATGCGACAGAGGTAGTATCTGATCCGTCTGTTAGCGAGGTCTTGCCGACGTTTGCGGCATCTGCATCGTCTAAGATTACCTGAACTTGTGCCGTAGTTTGTGTCAGTTGTCCCATTGGTTAGCCCTTCAATACTTGTGCGTCAATAGCCGCGTCAATGATGTCCACCTTTGCATTGGTGGAGGTTTCGACCCTTACAATGATCTCTCTGCATTTGCCTAGAGAGTTGATGTCGATTGTCTTGTTACCGTTTACCGAGACGGTGTTGATGGTTGTGAACGTGATCAAGTCTTTGCTGACCTTGACCGTAACGTCTGTGGCGCTGGAGGTTTCAACGTGCAGCTTGATCTTGTCGATGACCATCTCTGCCCCGCCAACGCCAAGCACTTCAGAGGAGATCAACGGCAGATCCTTTCTGCGCGTCATGTTTGCCCCGTCTTGCTGGAAGTTGTCGTAATCGAGCCGGTAGATCTTCTTGTTGATTGCGTGGGCCGCGAGCACCAGGTTGTAACCCTGAACGACAGTGGTGGTCACAAAGTCCTTCTCAAACCAAGATCCAGATACAACGTGATGGGTCCAGATGATTCCCTGGTTCGGGAAGATAAAGTCAACAAAGTTTTCTTGGTGCAGCGAGTAGCAGCTAACCCTGGCGCTGGTGAAGTCATCGGTGCCGTAGTTGGCCCAAGCCTCTCCAATTGCAGGAACATACAGCGGTTGATGTTGAGATCCGACGATAACGCCTGGCCGTCTGTTGCCATCAATGAAGTAAATCGCGCCGTCAATAGAATCAACTGCGTAGGTGCCGCAAATGCCATGCTGCAACACTGCCTGACGGTCTAATGGTGGTCGCCCTGTGCCGCTCGTAAACCACACCTCAGTGGTCTTTTCTCCAAACAGGTAAAGCAATTGGTTTAGCGAGAAAACGCGCCTGATGTCGTCAGGGAGAGCCTCTGCTTGTGCAAAGTCTAGTGCGCTGATGTCTGTGCCGTCGTTCAGAGCGGAAACGACAAAATACCCGTCAGGTTGGTCAAAAATGAATCGTGAGTCCAAGAACGCGACTGACTTTGTAGTAGATAGATCTGTGTCGCTGATCTCGACTAAGCCGCCTGCAACGGTGTACACATAAGCCGATGGGTTGCCACCAGTACAGATTATTAACTGGTTTGCATCCGTAGCCATCACAACAGGGTTTGGCTCATTCGATATGTTGCCCAAAAACACCGCATTACCGCCCGAATCAACAGAGTAAAGCGACGACCCTGTTACCTGGTACATTAGGGCGTTTGGACCATCGACAATGATCCCTCTGTCTGCGCCACCTGGCGTGATTGATACCTCAATGGTGTTGCCATCGGCATCAGTGAATATCGATGCGTTGGTATCTGTGAGAGGCTCACCTGTACCCAAGAAGTCGGCAAAGGTGACGTAGCCAGGCACTTGCCTGTATCCCCGCAATGTGTGCGGGTAAATGTTGAGCACTTGCTGTCGGTTAGCATCGAGCCTGGTGCTGTTGTAGCTTGATTCTAGTTGGACATCTGCTCTCATATATCAGTATTCACATCGTAGTTTGATTGATGGAACGTGAACGCCAGGTCCGACATATCAACAGAGATGTCGATACTGATGTCACCCTCAAGCCGGTCTTTGGTTTCTTGTGCAATCACAAAAACAACCTGCGAGGGATCGATACCGAAGTCGCTTGAGATCTCGACGGCCAGGTTGTAACCGAGCGCCCGAATTGTTCCATGTGGAACATCTAACGTTTCAGTCAAAGTCGTAGGTGCAGGGATGTTGCAAAGACCATCCTCGCCCCACTCAGAAATCATGTTCTGCAACGCAACAAACACATCTGCGTTTTTATTTGCGTCGTCAGTAGAAAAAGTCACCCCAGAGGTTCTGACACGAATCAGGGAGGTGGCCCTGTCAATTATGTTTTGGGGTGTTGCCATGTCATCTCCAAAAAAAAGAAAGGGGGCCGAAGCCCCCGATCAAGAGCGGTCTTAGTTAATACCTACTCGTGCAGCAAGCTGCGGTCTGATTGCTTTGTAGCCATAAAGGACATCGATCCTGCATGGGTACTTGTCGTCAGAGATTGTGTAGTCACGGATTACGCGCATTGAGATGCCGTCCATAACTTCACGGGCCGCAAAGTCAACGCCTTGTGGCAATACCAAGTCAGCAGTTGCAAAAGCAAATGCGTTCTTGCTGAATGCCAACGTTTCTTGCCAGTCTGCACTCGCGCCACCGCCAACTTTAGAGATCGCAGCATTGTCAGCAGGTGATCCGCTAACATTTTGACGACCGCCAGAGGCAGTGATTGAGGGAGAGATAGCAACCGACGTTGCAGATGTTCCAGAGTCGCTGGTTACAACAAACTGCTGAAGTACACCTGTGTCTGCCTTAGTTTCAGGGTGGACACGGTTAACGCCTGCGATGGTGACGATGTCACCTTTCAGGAACGTGGTTGTGCCGCCATCTACAGTCAAGCTTGCGCCAGTCTGTGATGCACCGTTGACCAAGTAGCCAGTAGTTGCAGCAGCAGTACCAGTGGTGTGAACAGGCATGAGAGTGTTCTCAAAGTGCTCAAAACCAGCGATCTTGCCCAACTGACCTTCTTTGTACTGCTTGCTGATGCTTGAAGAATCTTGGAAAAGACCCTTGGTATCGGCCAGCATGTCTACAACAGACTGTGGGTTGTGCAAGTAGCTGCGGTCGCCATAAGGCGCAAGGCTGTCAGTCAATAACTTCTGTGCCTGGGTAATGTTTGCAAAAGAGTTTGCAGAACCTACCCCGTTGTAGAAGTTATAAACGTCCTTGTACATAGACAATGCGTCCGACTCCATGTTGGCAGCCAATACAGACATTGCAGGCTCAAGGTATCGTGCCTTGAACTCGTCAATGTGCATCGTTAACTCTT